TTAAAATACGCCCTGCATTAGGTCGTTAGTAATCTCACCCCAGGTTTTAATTTTCGTTTGATTATTACTTGGTTGGGTGTTCTCATAAATCTCGCCTTCCCACTCACGTCCATTGAGGTATGTCGCAGGAAATGGAATCTTGCTTTTGTCGCGTCCTTTCCAGTTGTTGTTTATTCGATTCGTAACATCGATGCAAAGCATCTGCGTAAATTCATTATCCGGCTTAAGCTTCAGAAATGCCTTGTATGCAACTTGAGGCTTCTGTTTGTTTGGATAGCGGTTGTAAAAATACATGAAAAGAGCATCATGCTTGTATGAAACCTTCTCGGTCGATTTCGAAGAATCGACATAAAGGTTTTCTATACTCTCTTTGTTTTTTAACTTCTTTGTTTTATATGCGTCTGGAATAACCATATCTGGAATAACCATATCTGGAATTTCCAGACACGGTGATAACTCAGTGCTGGCGCGGGTTTCAGGCTGGTCGATTCCAAAATCGACTAGATTTCGACTTTCCGAAAATCGACTAAGATGGACAGTGTAGTGAGATGTTGTAAATTGACCGTTTTCCTTTCTTCTTGTGCAGGTTATAAGCTTCTCGTCAAGTAGATGATTTAGGCCTTTATAAATTTTGTCTTTATTGCATTGGAAGTGTGTTGCAAGGTGCTTTACGTTTAATTTCCAGGATTTTGGACGCGTTAAAAGATAAGAGTAAATGGCTAGAGACTCCATATTTCTTATTGAAGCTATGGATTGGTTGACTATGATGGTAACGCCAAACTCTTCTTTGTCGAACGTACCTTCAAATTTTTCTATACCATGTGCATTATTGTTGTTATTAGTTGCAGACATAGTGTATAATTTCCTTGTTGTACCTGATTTCCACTGGTAGATGTATGGACGTAATAGAGCCCAATGGTTAAATCATTGTAAGTGAAGGTGAAAAAGGCCGGCGAAGCACACATTCACACCGTAGTTTCGAAGCATTAAGGCAGGATGCCTTAAACTTCTTTAATGATAATACCCCTTCCCAAAATAAATTAAAACCTCAACCCTCTTTTTTATTCAAAAAATAGTTAATTGATTCAATTATCTGCTCTGTGATCTCATTTAAGCTCTCTTGTGTGAGAGTTTTGCCAATGTGGCAGCATAGATTTGACCTCAGAAGAGAGGTCAGAGATTCGTTATTTAGCATCACTTTTATTTCGTCCTGCATTGACTACTCCTGCTTCCTGCATTCTTCTACGTCATTCATAATTGATTTTAGTATCTGTCTGCATCGATGAACTGCCAACAAATACCCTACGCCCATATGATAATGTATATCCGGTCTGTGCTCGATAGTATCTAGTACGGAACTGATTTCCACGTCGCTCAGCGTATAAAACAAATTCTCAATATCTTCCTTTTTCAATGTAATTTCTTTCATGTTAACTCGAAATAATTAATAACGGGGGTTGAGGTCCAATGGTACGAAAACGTACGCTAAGGATCATCAATATCATCATCATAACCAGCTTAGCTATTGCGAAAAAAAACAGCGTATATATGTAATACGATTGCGTTCTCAATTCTGACTTCAATTCTTTAATGTCTCTTTCCAGTTTTTCTGGAGTATATTTGTTAGAATCACTCATTCTTTATCCTCTAAGTTAGCTGTTAATTTTCTATTTGTTATTACTTCAATATAACATTGCATCTTAAAAGGAATATGGTCATTATCTCGCCATGAATTCACTGTTTCACGTGCAACATGTAAATTCCTATAAATGTTTTTTAACTTATAATCATAATACCCCATTAACTCACTAAACTTCATAAATCACCTTATTTTTTGCTATAGCAGTTGACATATCATAGCGATTTAGGCATTATATGTCAACGCCATTGAATGGCTGAAGGAGCAAATCATGAAAACGGATTTTTCATATTTAACAATAACTATAGAGGAAAATTAAATGATTACAGAACAACAGAAAATAGAACGTCTTTTAGGTATCGGTGGTTCTGACATGCCCATCATTATGGAATTGTCGTCCTACAAAACACCTTATCAATTATATTTAGAAAAGATAGGAAGCACAGAAATTTCTTATGAAATGACTGAAGCTCAATATTGGGGTCATAAACATGAGCCGACCATACGAAAAGAGTTCGAAGAGAGGCATCATGTTACCGTCGAAACGCCAGACACACTGATTCATCCTGATTATTCTTTTTTACGTGGCAATCTCGATGGCTTTATCCCTAGTTATAATGCTGTGCTTGAGATTAAAACCCATTCAGAATTTGCTGCAAGCGAATGGGGTGCAGAAGGTACCAATGCCATCCCACGAGCCTATCTTGTACAAGTAGCTCATTATTGCATTATTACTAACGCTGATTGCGCTTATATTGCAGTATTGATTGGTAATGGTAAATATAGAGAATACAAATATACACGTGATGCTGAGTTTGAAAATCGTATACTTAATGCAGCAAAAGACTTTTGGAACTGTGTACAAACAAAGACACCGCCTAAATTAAAAGACGAACATGATGTACGGCTTATGTTTCCTATTCATGAAGAAGATAAACAAGTTATTGCCTCCAACGAAATAGAAAAGCAATTTACAAATTTAACCGAAACGCGATTCCAACTCAAAATGCTAGGGGATGTTGAAGAAAAATATAAATTCAACATCATGAAGCATATGAAGGATGCAGAAGCGTTAGTTGATAATTCAGGGCAAATTCTGGCTACATTTAAAACAAATAAACGCGGTTCTCGCACATTTCTAATAAAAGGATTACATTAAAATGACAAATTATTGGTACGAGTTAACAACAAATGAATTCGGTTTACATGGCGTAGCGATCATCGCTAACTCGGATATGGTCGATTATCTTAAAGACTACGATTCAGAAGAAAAAGCGGAAATAGCAGGGAAGGCATTTATTCAAGGCTTGAAGTTTGCACGAGGTGAAGAATGAGTAATGTAATTGCATTAACCTATGATAGAAAGCAAGACATATGGTACAACGAAGCCGACTTGCAGGAAATTAGGAATCTTATTTCAACCACTCCTTTGACAGACATTGAGTTCAGAACCTTTGTCGAGATAGGGCGTGTAACGGGTCTTAACCCGTTTCTACGTGAGCTATGGGCGGTTAAGTATGGCGATAAAGCAGCGCAAATATTCATTGGCCGAGATGGCTATAGAATTAGTGCAAGAAGGCATCCTGATTATGAAGCACATCAAGTTGAAGCGGTTTATTCGGATGAAAAGTTTAAAATTATTAATGGTGTTATTCATCATGAATGCGGGTTCAGTGAAACTCCTGCAAAGGACAGAAAGCTTTTAGGTGCTTATTGCAAAGTAAAGAGACGACATGCCAGCGATTGGACTTATGTAAAAGTATCCATGGAAGAATACAACAAGAAACAAAGTGTATGGAATGAAAAGCCTGAAACAATGATTAGGAAGGTAGCTGAGGCACAAGCGCTACGCCAAGCGTTCCCTGAAATATTTAACGGAACTTATCATGAAGCTGAGTTAGATCCACCATTAAAAATAATTGAAGGAGAAAATAAGGTACAAGAATTAAATGATGTATTAGAACAAAAGGAATTGGAATCCCATGATTACTTGGGAGAAATTGAAAGACTAATTCAAGAAATAGAGTTGCCGGAAGACCGTTTCGATAAAGCATTAGCATTGTTTAGTGTTAACTCAGTTGAAGAAATGGACGAAGTGCAACAAGAAGTTTTTCTCAATATGTTAAAAAAATTAAAATCAAAATCAAGGAATAATAATGTTTAATAATGCAACTCTGCTTGGACGTATTGGTAAAAAGGAAACTAAAACTTTAAATAATGGTTCTCAGCTTACTGTGCTTTCCATAGCAACGCACAAAAACTTTAAAAGCCCTGACGGTGAGAAAAAAGAAAGAACTACATGGCACCGTGTAAGCTGTTTTGCTAAAGTACAAGAAATTGCGGACGCCTATGCCCAGGTTGGTGATTTAGTCTTCATTCGCGGTGAAATTCAGCACCAACAAGTACAAAATGGCGAAACTAAAGGACAATTCATGTATTCAGTAACCGCAGATGAAATCCGACTTATACCAAAAGGAAGCAAATCGGAATCCTCGTCAACACCAAAGGAATCTGTATCTTCACAGAAAAAGTCTAATGATTATGCGTTTTTAGATGATGACGTGATGTTTTAAAAAACATATAATGGCAAGCAAAAAGGGGCAAAACAGACATAAATACCTGGATTTGCCCCTTTTTTATTGAGAGTAATTTAGGATTATATGGACATAGATTAACAACAGGAGTTGTAATTAATTGGAGTAATCTATGAAGAAAGTTGTAGCATTGGCGGGTTCTGTCGCTTTAATTTCCACCTCTTTTATTGTTAATGCAGCTCATGTAATATCAGGAGATATTGTTGCGCGTGATTTAATCGTTGATTATTTTGGATGGCTTGGTCATGTAGGTATGGTCACAGGAGATCCTGTAGGAAAGAGTAGTTCACTTATTATTGAAGCAATGAACGACGCTCCAGAGCATAAAAAAATAGTATTCAACGACATAAATAATTTTAAACGCCAATCTAAATATTGGGGAAATAGATATGGTATTGGAACGCTACAAAGCGTGCATGTTGCTTTAGCTGAAATGAATCATCAACGTTGGTGGTGTCCAGATTATACACCAACATCAGCATATAAAGTGGGAAGAGGTAACATTTATACAGGAGAGATTTATGAATGCGGTGAATGGCGTTGTGACACCATGATTGAATGGGGATTTGGGTTTGCCGGACATCCTGGCTTTCCTCTTCCTCTAATTACACCTGGAATTTTATTTAATGCATTTCCTATGCGGGGAGAGCGCTTAGTTCCAGAAAAAGAAACACATCCACCTTTATTGAACAGCACAGACAAAGTTTTTTCAGAATTAAGTGCTGAAGAATTAAACAAGTTGTCTTTTGAGGAATTTGAAATGATTGCAGATATTCCCATGAATCAAGAAACTCCGTCACACATCGTAGCTGAATGGAAATTTGCAAATAATCCTTCAACCCAAGAAATAAGAAGAGGCATGTTTATCGATCGCCTGTCTATGTCTAATGAGCAGGATGTAATCCCTCGCTTTATTAAAATGTACGAAGAAACGGACAGCGCAGTAATTAAAGAGCGTTTAGTTCAAGGAACTATGGTCTATTATCAAAAAAGACATAAAACCATTAAAGGGACGTACGATGGTGATTTACTAAAAACTTTTTATAAAAAAATATTGGCTGAAGAAGGTATGCCAAAATCAGCAGCACCTGCGGCAGTACGAGGCTTCATTTTCTTTTACTCTACAGATGAAATAATCGAAAACAAAGCATTACTCGACAAGCAATTTGAAACGATGCATCATTTCTCAGTAGTTAGTTTAAAATGGGGTCTGTCGCACAAGTCACAAAAACTTGAGACACTTTATTTTCCTTCAATTATTGAGATGCTTAGAAAAGACAAAGATTCGGATTTAAATGAAATGTTTTTTGGAATATCTAAAATGGGCTGGCGTCATTTCCGCAATAAAGAATCAGTTGACTTGATTCGCGCGTACGTTAAAGAAAATGAAGACCGATATGAAGCTAAAAAGCCTTCTTTTGCAGACCAGCATGACCCATATTATTTGCCAGCCATTTATACCTATAAAGGTTTAAAAAATGACTTTGATAAAGCTTTTGCTAAATGACATGGCAATGCTGGTTAACCCTTAAATATATACCCTCAATCGCGAGGGTATACACTAACAATCACGCACCCATCTAAAGGCTCACATCTGCTCACTACGAGGCGATCTATTTGACTGTCATCTGGATATACACCTGCATGCATCAATGCGTCTAAAAGCGATTTAAGGATGTTATCCAGGTCTCGCTTTCTTCTATCCGGTGGATAGGCAAGAATCGTCATTTCCAAGCGCTGGCTCTTGTCAAAGAAATTAGAAGACTGCGCGCACATTTGGTAAACAAGATTTCGATAATCTTTTCCTTTTTGACTAATATAATGTCCTTTTGATGTATGTCGCCAATATGAATTAATAGTAGGAGGCCATGGAAGTTTTATATTGATTCTCATTGATTAATGGCTCATCATTTAGCGTGCTCTTCGTGCATAAAGCGTGCCATTTCCACTACATGTCCCTGCGCTAAACACAACATTACCCACCAAATAAACTGTTGTTGTTCCTGACAAACTTTGTCGCGAATAAGTTATAGGAAAAATCCCTGATCCTAAATTATTGGGAGTAAGAGTAGCTAATTGTGAAGCGGTTCCCGGCAATGTAGCCGATGTTGTATTTGCCCCTGCTGCTACTTGTGTTGCGCCGGAAGTTGGTAAATAGGTCATGATTCCAAATACGTCCCAATCTCCAGCGGTTAAACTAATTGATGTAAGATTGACGCTAACGCCATTTGACATTGATGTACCTGAAGTCGTATTAGTTATAAATTCCCCAACACTTCCTGCTGCAGCATTATTATTAGTTGTGGTTCCGATAATTCCTGATGTAGTGGAAAAGGAAACCGAACCAAATTGAACAGCACTTGACGTTGCTATAGACTGAGGCGTGCTTAAGGTTATCGCACCTGTTGAACTGGAAGCTATAACTTGGTTAGATGTTCCTGTGATGGATAAAACGCCCGCAGTACTGTAATTATAATCTGAGTTCCAGCTTGCAGCCGTAGTTCCAGAGGTTAAAATACATGTAAATATAGCCTGCGTATTGGCAGCCATGGAAGTAATAGTATTAGCTCCAGATGATTGTACAGTTACAATACCCGAAGAATTATTAACAATTAAAAACGCCTGACCTAAAACTAATGTACTTGTTACAGGTAACGTTACAGTTTGTGTGGTGCTGCCAGTAAAAAATTGTTGGTAAGTACTTGCCACAGTTAATACAGTAGTTCCGGCTGCTGTTGCCGTCGTAGTGTACGCTTCTATATTATTATTTGCAGATAAGTTTTTATTTGCATCCCACCCAGCAAAAGCAGTAGCTGATGGTGCAGTAGTTACCGCAATTACCCCGGTTCCCCCATCTACTATAGGTAGTGGGGTTGTAGAGTTTGCATTAATACTATTATTAGTAGCCATGTTAAATCCTTTTAGACAATAGTGAAGTTACCAACAGAAGAAACAACTACCCATGTTGTGTTAGCAGTGATACAACGTAATTTAATACAGTCAAATGGTAGTGTAGATGATACAGAACCACCTGCGCCAGTAGTTGATGTTAAATTACCAAAATGGATAAGCTGTCCTGCGCCCTGAGCAATTGAATAAAGCCCTGTTCCTTTACCATTTATTTCTACAAAATCACCGATTGCAGCTGTCGATGGAAGTGTAAAAGTAACTAAACTTGCCCCAGCATCAGAAGTATAACCAGTGTCTACAGTCATTGTTACAGATGGAGTAGTTTGATCAACCCAACCAGCACTTCCTACTGCTGCAATTGTAATACTTCCCGCACCGTTAGTAATACTTATTCCTGTACCTGCAGTCAACGTTGCAGCAACTGGATTGACACCAGCAGAGCCAATTATTAATTGACCATTTGATACTAACTGAGGGGTATTCGTAGCATTATTTGTAGCCATTATGTATATCCTTATATAATAGTTATATTTCCGATTGAACCAATTACATTCCATGTTAAATTAGCTGAAACACAAACTAATTTAACGTAATCATTTTGATTTGTTGATGATAAACCGCCAATCGAAACAGTAGTGGTCAAATCTCCAAAATTAATTGATTGACCTGTTGATTGACCTAAAAGCCATCCACCACTGGAAACTCCGGCTATTTCAATTTCAGAGCCAACTGCTGCAACTGTTGGTAATGCAAAGAAAGTTTGTGTAGCGCCAGTGTCTGTTATATATTTATTGTTAGGAACCAAAAATATAGGTGAGGTACTGGCTAAAGCCCAATTACTTTGTGAGTTTATGCATTCCATCCATACTGCAGTAGAAGAAGTTCCAGAAGTAGTACATACCCAAAGTATGTCATCCACTGTATCCCAGCATAATTGATAGGTCGTACCTGCAAGATTTCCATTTGGATTACCTGGATAAGATGAAATAATATTTTGTTGAAATAAATTATACACTTGTTGAAGCGTTTCTTGTACAGAAAGACCTAGGTTAAGCGGACTGGCTGTATACCCTTGTACAGCACAAATTATGTCAGTTAACTGGGCTGTTCCTACCGTCGGTAAGTCTGTAAATCTTTGTTCTACGGCCATATTAATATCCTTATTAATAATTTATATATTACGCGACTCCAATGTTTCCTATCGAGCTTATGACGGTAAATTCAGTGTTTGCTGTAACACATAAAATTTGCAACGTATCCCATTGGTTCGTAGAAACCAAAGTACCCCCAGATGAGGTTGCTATGCTTCCTAAATTACAGACTTGGCCGGCATTCATTTGCATAACCCAACCAGAGACACCTTTTCCTGCAATACCAAACACAGTACCTTCAGGAACGGTTGCGGGGATTGTTACAGTAGTTAATGCCGTATTCGAAACAATATATCCATTATTAGCAACTGCCGTTTGAGTAGTCCCTGAAAGGTTAACCCACGTCAATGATCCTTGAGCTACAAGAGTTCCCAGTACATTATCTATACCTTGAAGATTCCCTGTCACACTGTCTGATTTAAAATTCGTTCCAGCAGTTGGCGTATAAAAAGAAGGCGTGAAGTTTGTGTTGGCTTCGACTCCATCTGACAAAGAGGCTAATACTATGTTGGCAGCAGATGCACCATTTAAATAAGTAGGCGTTGTTGTATAACTCGTTGAATCAATAATCAGCGTATTTTGTGTTCCATCTATAATTAATGCAGAATTATATAAATTTGTAGAGTCTATAACTACAGTTTGAGTTCCACTATTTGTAGTTTGCATAGTGATATCACCGCTCAAACTAACTAATCCTGACACTAGAAGTAAACTCTGTGTGACAGCAGAATTGTTAATAGTGGTTGTTGTGCTGCCTAATTGAGAACCCGCAATAGCCAGACTGATATTGACACCGGTTACAGGACAACTACCGCCTTCATTGATAACGCTGTCAAAAATCGCCAATTCGCCACTTGAATTAGTTCCTGAGCCTGTTATCGTAAAATTGGAACTTCCAGAAACTTCTACATTTATGAAATTTAAAATTGCATTTTGATAGGTATTAAAAGTTAGATTTAATCCGGCTGCTGCATTTATTTCTACATTTTCAAGTTCTGTAGCTGGATTAGGAGTAGTGTCAAATGAAGGATCTAATACAACGCTTCCCGTAATATTAAATACGCCAACATTCATATTTAATGCAGATACATAAACGAACGGAGATAGAGTCATATCTCCAGTGATATTGAAAACACCTATTGGAACAATAAGATAAGGAACTGTTGCACTAGCTGACAATACAGCAAAACTTCGTGCTTTTTCATATGTAGCAAACGGCTTTTCAATGGCACCTGTTCCAGTTGTATCATCACCATCATTACTAATAAACAAAGCCTGGGCTGGACTTGTTAATTGTGCAGTCGTAGCCAATGTTCCGCTTGTGGGAAATGTAACGGCAGTATCACCAGTTAATGTACCAGTAAACGTATGGGCACCTGACATCTCAAAATTGCCACCAATTGTAATCGTACTGGTTCCGTTATTTATACCTGTGCCCCCACGTCCTGGAGACAATTGTCCAGCCCATCCCGCGGTGATATCCACGGCCTGCAGCAATGCTGTATTAGGGGTTCCGCTTAATGTTAATGTGACATTCGTATCACTCGTTTCAGTTAACGCAGCGGGCGTTGGAAGCTCAGATGTTGTCGCTAGAGTACCGCTAGTGGGAAATGTGACGGCGGTATTGCCAACGAGCGTTCCATTGAAGGTAAAGCCACCCGACATTTGAAAGTCGCCACCCACAGTAATAGTGCTAATTCCATTATTAACGCCTGTTCCGCCTCTGGACGGAGACAATTCACCCGTCCACCCCAATGTGATTGAGGAGGCATGAAGAAGCGCATTGCTAGGGCTTCCGCCAAGCGTTATAGTAACGTTAGCGTCACTAGTAGATGTCAATGCAGCAGCGGTATATGGCGCACCAAATTGTGCAGCAAAGTTCGCATAGGTCATCGCTGCGTCATCTGTAGCACCATAAGGAGATTGTCCAAAATACATCAAGTCCGTACCTGCGTTAGACGTAATTGGATTGGTGGTAAAGACTTGAAATATATTTTTAGACATTTTTGTAATCCTTTACAAAAGCGTTAGGTTTTCCCCATCGAGTAATAAAAAAGGCGTTCCATCTAATAATAAGAAAAATTGTTCAATAGGCGGAGGAAGCGAACTTATTTCGTCATCAATAAGTGTAAAGACGCTGTCTCTTCCGAATCCATAATTGACATCAAAAAAGAACTTGTCCGCTATATTTGGCATTATTGATTTCTCACCGGCCACATGACGATGCTTACATCCGCAGTCGTTAAACCTGTTATAACGCTAATTTGCGTACCAGCTAACAAAGTTAATGATGCCGGGTTCAATTCTGACGTTGAAGGTGTGAGTGTATTACCCACCGGAAACGCTGCTGTAGCGCCACTGACATCTACCCAGATATCATTCGGATAATATCGAAATGAGACAATCCATACTGGATAATTAGAAGGTACTATAATCGAGGTTGCATTGCCGTTAGTTAAAGTCGCATTCCATTTTTTTGCGCTTGGGGCAGGAGCATAAGCATTATAACCCTGCACATCACGCCCGAATTGTAATTCTGTAGACATATCCTTGTCCTTGTGTTTAAAAATCTCTTTTTAATCGACACATTATAATAATATGTCGACATATTATAACTTCATGTACATATTATAGAAAGCTGCTGGTTGTACAATGTTCGCCGGAAGTCCTGCGCCATCGTTTGTTATATTAATTGCTGTATTTCCTGGAGCAACCGCATAGAAATGGGGTGTTCCACCAGCAGCATAACTACCAAGTAAACTTGTCCATCTATCATTGGAACCTGGGTGATTGTGAATGGCCATTTCACTTTCCGTTTGACTATGCGCATATTCGCCAGTGGTGGAACCATTCGGTCCTTGTAACATAAATATAATTCCACTACCTGAATCAATATAAGATATTGCTATATTATTTAATGCATTTGCGTAAGTCGTTGCAATTTGATAAGTACCTGCAATATTATTTACAGCGGTCATATAATAAATCGCATTTGCAACAACACCTGTCGGAAGTGTTCCGCCTCTTTCGAAAAAAGCCACAGGAGAACCTTGGAAAAGAATATGTGTGCCACCTACTGCAAATTGAAGTATTGAACCACTAGGATTAGATACACTAACAATAAGCTGACCAATTCCAATAGGAGCTGAACCCATAAGAACACGTCCTAGGGTTTTAGTTAATACAATTTGATTATTTGCGTTAAAATCACTTATTGCACTTGACCCATAGTTTATAGGTGTAAAAGCACTATTAAGCATTTGGCAAATTTCATTGAATGTCGATCCGGTATCATAAGGTTTTGCAGCTTGCCATAATAAATTAAATAAAGGCCACGTATCCGCGTTAGCTCTTCCTGTTGCATTAGAAGAAGAATTACCAATAGTATGATCATCTAAAACAACCCACCCATATAACCATTGAGAAGAAAAATTATAAAAAGAATTCATTGATATGCGAACATCTCCTGTTCGCGGACTATTAATCACAGCATCAATTTGGTCATATGTTTGAAAGTCGTTTGTCGGCAATACATTTTCTGTTAAATAAATACTAGGCTTCGTAAAATTAATAGCACAAGTCGTACTCAAAGGCATTTGTACTTGTAAATACCATGCGTCATCACCGCCTAAACCTAGATTTAACCCAGAAGTCGCAGGGAAGAAATCAGAAAAAGAATATTGATCCCAACTTGTATTAAGTGCAAATTGTGTTATTTCAATTGGAGCAACTGGAGTGCCGCCAGTTCCAGTAAATTGTAAAAGATAGATAGTGATTACGTTTGCACCAACACTAGTTCCACCTACATTTTGAGCTTGGATTGAAAATGTGAAAGGCTGATTGGCTATGGTATTCAAATGCAAGGATATAGGGAATTGATAGCATTTCTGTGTTTGTCCCGTACCGGCAACACTGCAAACATGGTTTATGTAATATTCAGGTGAGATTGTATTAGTGTTCTGTACAGGCTGTGAATTTCCTAAAGGAAATGGTGTAAATGTGACAGTATTAGTTCCAGTAAGTATCGCTTGTTGATATTGAATATCGGGCATACTAAAACCATCATGCTGACTTGGTGCTATTATAGCACTATAATTGGGACTTGCAGGTGTCAGTGCTAATACTGAGGTATCATAAGTTATTGTTTTATATGGCGTAATATTTGTCATATTAGGTGCCATGTTTCTCCAAAATCCGCTATTAATAATCAAATTATTAAATGTATTTACAGCAGCAGAAACCGCACCTTCAGGAGGTAGAAATGGAAAATTTTCTCTCGTAATTTGGTTTGTTCTATCATGATTAACAATAGTAATGTAATAGGGATCGCGTGCTGGAACCGTATTGGTGTCTGCTTCATCATAGGGATAAAAGAACGGAATTGTATCAACACCGTTGATATCGCAAATCGTACCGGCAGCGCTTAATGTGAGTGGGTTAGGTAGCGCAATATAAATGTAGTTACCGCCTGAGCCAGTTTGATAATACCAATTCTTAAGCGTAGTACGGCTATTATCATGATAGCAGGTAATTGTACCGCCAGACATTGCGGTGCCATCTTTATCTACAAGAGCATCTTGCAGCATGGGAGCAGCCACTAATAAATTCAAATTCCCTTCAAATACAATCATGGTATTCCTTTAATCCGAATAATCGTAATAATTATTTCTTTTTCCTGATATCGCATTAAGTGCTTTATATCCCCCTACGGTTCCTGCTAATAGACCGCCTGCGACTTGTAATCTTCTGCTATTTTTAAGCTTTCTTTCCAGTTTTGGATTTTCTTCTTTTAATCGTTTTGTATAGGCTGATTCTTTACGCAATGGCTTTGTACTAAATGGAACTTCACGTTCTTGACCTACTAATTTTGAAATAGTGGGATTAGCGTGATATGTTTTTTCTAATTCATTCCATCCCTTCCGAGCTATATTCAAATCATGCGCTAAGTCTGGGCGACCAGATTTATACAAAGCATCACTGATTGCTTCATTCAATTTTGACCTTTGTTCAAATATCAAATCTCCGAATTCGGCTTCAGAAGGTATAATAGATGACTTATACCCCTTTCCTCTAAGATACAATTCAGATTGTAATTTTCTGAGCGAACCATAATCACCGGCTTTTGCTTTATCAACAAACGAAGCGAATCTATCTGTTTGAGGACCAATTTTTTTTATAGCAGCTATAAGATTGTCAGGCAATTCTATTTTAATTTCAGCCAAATTAGCCTCATGCGATACATCTTTGAATATGTCAGATAAAGCCTTTTCTTTAACGTCATGCATCTTCTGAATGTACTTATACGGACTCGATGGTTTTATTTTATTAAACCCAGCCTTTGCTAAACCTCCCAATTCAGACGCTGGTGCTAATGCTGCTGCGGTAGGTAGCCCCTGAATAAACGCGTCTCCTGGTTGCTTTCCTTGCACTCCTAAGGCCTCTGCATAATTGTAATCTTTTGGCAGTACTGATTCAGGAAGTCTAAAACTTGGAGCTTCTTTCGATACGATATCTTTCTTCTCAAGATAGTCTCTAGTATTTCCAAGGGAACTCAAAACACCATGGCCTAAATTACCAAATCCAGCCCCTAGATTCTGCATAGCGCGTCTTGGATCATTAAATGCCTGTTTTCCAGCACCTGCAATTTCCCCCGGCAATTCCATAAGCGCACCAGGAAGACCAACACCTATTTCTACAGCCTTATTTAATGCATCTGAGCCAACGCCACCCCATCCTTTGGACTCCTTGGGAATATAAATATCTTCTTGTTCAAATAAATCAACAGGTTTTTTATTCTTTGGTGGTTTAATTCCATATTCTTTAAAAAGGTCTCGGCTCATTTGCTACTAGCCTCCTTCAATTTTTTTCTGACTTCTTCCTCTGATATTCCGTATTTTTGTGCGGTATTTCTAATGTCGGCATCAGAATAATGTTTTGATTTAGATGAAACTGCTTTTTCTTCTGACCCTTTTAGATGTTTCTCTGGGTGGTAATATATGTTCTTGTTTACAGGAACTTTTGTGGCAGCAGATTGAGTGGCTTGATTTATTATCATCGACTGTCTTTGTCCGGCTTTGTAAAATGCTTCCGATGGCAATCTAAGTTCTTTTCCGAATCGTTCTATCAGCGATGGTATGTCAGATTTAGGGAATGATTCTGCAAGCCTTCTGTAGGACATGTTTGTTTTTCCAGCACCTAAAGTAGCTGCCTCATTCACAACGCCAGCACTTATTAGTCGATTAGCTAAAAGCAAGTTATCTATTTTTTCAGTGGCTTTTGGATTCTTGCCATATTCACGAGAATATTTTTCAAAATTTTTAATCGAATCCTTTCCGATAAAATCTTTGACTCCATTGTTGATAACAGGAAATACCTCATTAAAGAACTCTCTTCCTTTTTCAGTTTCTTGTTCTTTTGGAGTAAGTGGGCGATTAATTCCAATCTTTTCGTGCGTGTTTTCATCGTAAAGATAATGCTCGCCCTGTTTTAAACCGCCAAGCTTTTCACGGTATGGAGAAGCCAAGTCTTCCACTTGCTGCTTCGTTTCAATTCGTTCTTGTCGATTGGTTCCAGGATAATAACCGCTTTCGATGTCCCGAAGCTCATCTTGTAACTTTCTAATGTTGCTAGGTGCAAATTCTTTATTTTTCCCCTGTAAATCTCTCATAATGGAATCGTGCAACATTTCCCTTGGGCTTAATTGACGTTGTTGTTGTCCTTGCTGCGATTGATTTCCAAAAGCTGATGGAATCTGAGATTCATTTGGGTTAGGTTGCCCCTGCTGTCCTTGCTGTCCCATTTGAGCCTGTTGCTGCATTTGCTGTTGTTGCATCAGTTCAGGATGTTGTTGCAAATACATTAATGCACCTATTTGTCCTGCATGACCTGTCATTCCTAATAATGGATTGGCATTTTTCATTTGTGCAGCTGCTAATTCTTCTCTTAATTTAGCTGGCAAATTTGCATTTGACATGTGCGCAGCGCGAGTTTGTTCACCCAATAAGCCTGTATGAGCTTTAGCCTGCCCAGCTTGCGCACCACGAAGACCAATTTCTGATTCTATATTTGGACCATAATATTGATTATATAGTTTTGCCTTTTTAAGTTCTTCTTCTAGTCCGGGCTGTAAGTACTTGGCTTTTGTACCTTCTGTATAGCCTTCCATCATCTTTTTCAGGGCGTTATTCCACATAGACTCTTGTGGGGGAATTGCAGCATAATTGGTAAAGGTGAAAGACATGATTAACCACCTCCATACATATTAGAACCTAAACCCATACCTGGAAAATTAAAATTTTTGAAAGCACCAAATGCACCGCCAGATGCTGCATTTCCTATGCCAGTAAATATGTTACCCCATAGGTCAGATTGGTTTTTATTTTTTTGCGCTTGGCCGTTGAATGCTGCGTTCCCTTGCTGGGCTAAAGTTTCGGCCTCTACATCGGCTTGATTTTTGCCAGCGGTAGCACCTGTATTGTAAAAGTTCTCATTTCCGCTTAAGCCTTTTCCATAAAGTCCTAACGCTTTATCCATCCAATTATTATAATCTTGAGATGCTATATCATTAGCCAATTGCATATTTTGTTGTGAATGCTGCGGACTTCCTGCCATACCGCCAGCAGCAGCAGCATTTCCAGAAGCTTGCAGCGCTTGTTGAATGGCAAATTTCATTCCAGGTGATTCTTTATAAGATTCGCCAAATTTATTCATCATTCCACCGGGATCGTTCATCAGGCCACTATATTGACCTTCAAGATTTTTCCCCGCATTAATTC